TCTGCGCGGTTTCGGCGTCGGGGTCGTTGGACTCTAGCTACGCTTACTTTGCGTATGGTGTTGTGCCCGGCTTTGTTGTCTAATCCCCCGCAGGGATTCTCGGCCTACTCAAGCCCACGGAAGTGGGCGGAAACCAGCAAACTTTCCTCAAAAAATCCGAAGGGCGCGTCAGCGCCCCGCTCGATTTTTTGAAAAAAGATACTGAAAGTGCTATCACTCAACTGTCTTATGAGTGCATACACGGCACGAAAAACGCTATACAATACTTTCAAAACCTGTTTGTTAGGAGGTATTGTATGGCAACTAACAAGCGCGTCTTTACACTGCGCCTGTCCGATGAAGTTTTTGACAAGATCGGCGTTCTAGCAACAAAAGAACATCGGTCCATCACGAACTACATAGAGTATGTGCTGCTCAAGCATTTGGAAGAAGTTGAGCGAGAGCAAGGGGAAATCGACCTCGATGACCCCGAAGGAGACTAAAGTATCATGTCAGTTTTGAAATCCAAGCGCACAGAAAGCAAGGCGGAGTATGTGAATGTCGCCAATGCGATTTACATTGAAACGATAAACTTCCTGACCCGCATTTCCGCAAGGTATTCCAGATTGATTGCAGAACCGGTTGCAAAGCTGGCGGGTGAGGTGATAGACCATGCCGAAAAGGCAAACAGCATCTATCCCTCCGACGATCAGCGGCGCCAGCTTCGTAAAGCACATCTTCTGGAAGCGCGGGCATCCCTGATGGCGCTGGATGTTCGGTTGACTCACTGCTATCTCATCATGACCCAGAACCCGCAGGGATGTTTCACAACTCCCTCAGGGAAAAGTGTCGATGCGAAGAAAGCAACTGAAAGACTGGACAAAATGGCTCAAAAGTTGGGTGAGCTGATTGACAAGGAAAACGACCTGCTGCAAGGCATGATCGGAACGGTCAATCGGAAAGCCTGATTTTTAAGTGGGTGTATCTCTGTCAATTCTTGCGGCGGCGGTCTGGTGGCTGCGGTCGCCGAACAACAACAACAACAACAACTACTACTTCTGCGCGGTTTCGGCGTCGGGGTCGTTGGACTATAACAACGCTAACAATGCGTATGGTGTTGTGCCCGGATTTTGCAATGCTTGGTCACATGGAGTAGCCATAGGTGAAAGACGACCATAGCAAAAGGAGAGATACTTCCCTGAGGGTCAAACCTCTAAAACTGCTCTCCGACATGCCGACACGGACGCTTCTTGCATGGCGCGGGATGCATCTTACCGCGTTTCATGTGCCGGCATAAAACAGATTAGACGATGCCCGACAATTCATCTGCGCGAGGAGCGAATATTTTATGACAAGTCAGGAGCGCCATGAAGCACGATACCAGCGCCGCCGGGCAGCACGCCGAGCCAGACAAGAAGCCCGGTGTGCCGCCCTCGGTTCGTTGGAAGAAGTATTTAGTTACCACACGATGTTCAAATATGGCCGGAAATGCTGCAACGGTGTGCGCTGGAAGCAGAGCACGCAGAACTTTGAGCGGCATCTGTTTTCCCACACCGCGAAGCAGCGGCGGCTTATTTTGGCAAAAAGGTGGCGGCCTAAGAAATACGTTCATTTCACGGTCTGCGAACGCGGCAAGGTTCGTGGGATTGACGCTCCTCATATTACAGACCGACAAATCCACAAGGTCATCAGCAAGGAAGTGTTGGAGCCGCTTTACGACCCCAGCATGATCTATGACAACGGTGCAAGCCGGATTGGTAAGGGGCTGCACTGGCAGATCAAGCGCATCAAACAGCAGCTGGCGCGGCATTACCGCAAGTATGGCCGTGCGGGCGGGGTTTTGCTGCTCGACCTGAAGAAGTTCTTTCCTTATGCACCCCATTCCATCATCTATCAGCGGCACCAGCGGTATATCCCGAACCCTGATTTTCGGCGGATAGCAGATACCATTATTGATACTGCTCCCGGCGAATTCCCGGGCCGTGGGATGCCGCTGGGCGTTGAGCCGAGCCAGCAGGAAATGGCGGCGATGCCCAGTGCCGTGGACAACTGGATCAAATGCCAGATGTCCACACACAGCGCCGGGCACTACATGGATGATTACTGCATCATTCTCCCGGACATCGAAGATTTGAAAAAGCTGGGCCGCGCTATCGTGCGCCAGTTTGAAATCCGCGGCATCCCGGTCAACAAGAAGAAATGCAAGATCATCCCTCTGACAAAGCCTTTCCGCTGGTGCAAGGCTCGTTTTACCTTGACCGAGACCGGGAAAATCAAAGTCAATGGTAGCCGTGACGGCGTGATACGCGCACGGAGGAAACTGAAGCTGTTCCACCGGGAATGGCTGGCCGGGAAACGTACCCTGCAGGAGGTGGCGCAGTATATGAACTGCCAAGAAGCCTACTATAAAAATTTTGATGACCATGGGCGGCTGCTGCGTCTGCGGCGGCTTTGCTATGCAATTTTTGGAGGTAGAGTGCCTTGTTCAAAATCATCAAAGCCAGTGATGGCACCGTCCTTGCCTTGACCGAGGACGTGACCTACATCAAAAAAGCCGACAACGGCTGTTATATCCTCTGCCCGGAGCCTGATGCTTCGGGCATTTCTTATGCCGGCACGCCGTATCATCTGCTCGATCGTGACCCTATGGGGGACGATTTGGAAAGCGTTATGCTGGAGCAGACCGATATTGGAAGCTGGGTCACGGAGACCCAAACCGCCATCGAGGATGCTGATGCTCTCAACGTGGATCAGGCGTACCGCTTGACATTGCTGGAGCTGGGCATCACTGATGATACCGATGCTTCTTGAGAAAGGGGGTGAACTGAATGCTGTATCGTACTTGCAAGCGCATGATCGAAAAGGGCAATACCGCTGGCATGGCAACCAAGCTGGATGTCTTTTACGCTGCCAACAAGCTGACCGAGGACGAGTATAATGAGCTGACCGCTCTGCTCGCCGAGAAGACCGAGAAGAAAGAGCAGGTCTAACCCATGGAGCATGAACGCTTTATCGCCCGCCGCCGGGCGCGCTTCGACGGCATAGATGGAAAAGTGAATATTCCCTATGGAACCGCCCTGACTTGTCAGGACGGTTTTCTTATGCACAAAAACCAGCGTGTGTGTGCTGTGGGAAGCCAGAACGGCATGGACTGCTTTGTGCAGGACGATGACGGTAACGGCACCCTGCGCGGGGAACTGGTAGGGTGCATCCAGAGGTGCCTTGAGCGCCGGGATGCGGACTATCAGACCCGCTGGAACCGGGTTTGGGCATCGGCACTCTGCCAAAAGTACCGCCGCCCGGAGTCCGAAGACTACTGGCTGTGGGCGAGAGCGTTTTTTGATGCTCCGATTTTTGATTTGCAGGCAATCGCCGCGCTGGTTCAGTAACCAGCTTGTGAGACCGAACAGGGGGCTTTGCCCCCTGTTTTTTTGTAAAAAATCAAAAGGAGGTTCGGATGGACCAGCCTATCACAAGGGCCGAGCATGAAGAATTCAGGCGGCGGCTCGAAGAAGAAAACTCCCGTCAGGACAGGCGGATTGCACTGCTGGAGGAAAGCGTGAGCAAAATGGGCGCGTTGTCTACCTCTGTTGAAAAACTGGCCTTGAGTATGGAAAGCATGGTCAAGGAGCAGGAGAAACAGGGCAAGCGGCTGGAAACGCTGGAAGATCGTGACGGTGAAATGTGGCGCAAGGCCGTTGGGTACGTTGTGACAGCGGTCATCGGCGTTTTTCTCGGATATGTGTTCACGCAACTCGGTTTTTAGGGGGTGTTTTAGATGAGCATTATTTCGTTTCAGCGTGGGGACAAAACTGCGCTGACCAAAGATTTTGCGCGGTCGGAATTTCAGTGTCCGTGTGGATGCGGTGAGCAAAAGGTGGATCTGGAACTTGCTGAGAAGCTCCAGATCATCCGGGATAAGGTGGGTCAGCCCATCAAGATCACCAGCGGTTACCGCTGCATTGTTCACAATGCCAGCAAAACCGTGGGCGGTAGTCCGAACAGTAAGCACCGCTTTGGAATGGCTGCGGACTGGCGACTCAAAGATCGCGGACTGAACCCGGTAGCGCTTGGCATCTTGGCGGTGGAAGCCGGTTTCGGTGGCGTGGGTATCTACTGGTACGGAAACTATGCTTTTGTCCATGCGGACACCCGCAACGCAAAGGCAACGTGGCTGTGTGATGCAAAACTGCACTACCCCAGCACCACCTACCTGAAATTCATTTTGCCGACCATCCGCCGGGGCTGTACCGGGGATGCAAACAGAGCGGCTACAAAGATGCTCCAGCGGTTGCTGGGGCTGACCCCGGACGGTATTTTTGGAGAAAAAACCGAAAACGCCCTGCTGAAAGCGCAGGAGAAGCACAAGCTGGCCGTGGATGGCATCTGCGGCCCTGCCAGTTGGCGGGCAATTTCTGGGGCCAACAAGTATCTGTGACATAGGAGGAAACCATCATGGAAGCTATTCTGAGTTTTATTCCCGTGCCTGTCGCTGTCATTCTGATGGCGGCGGGTTTTGTTTCGCTGGCAGTCGGCGGTATCCGGCTGGGCTACAAGGCTACTGTTAAGAATCTGGCGCTGGATCTGGTGAACCGGGCTGAAAAGTCCATTATGGGTTCGGGGCAGGGGGCGAAGAAGAAAAAGCAGGTCTTCGCCGCCCTCCGCGCCAAATGCCCGGCCATCATCCAGTGGGCAATCACGGATGAAGTGCTGGATACTGTCATCGAACACGCCTTTGATGTTATGACCGCAGCACTGGGCAAAAAGTCTTGACTGCTGCATGAGTGCCGTGTAAAATAGAGGCACTTGAAAAGCTTCGGCTTTTGTAGAGAGCGGCCCGGCATGGTCCACTCTTGATTTTATATTTGGCTACCTCGGTAGCGCGCAAAAATCCCCCTGCATTGACCTTCGGGCCAGTGTAGGGGGATTTTTTGTTTGTTAGAACTTCATCTGTGCAGCGTCTTCGACACTCACGTCGTCGAAACACTGGGTCAGTTCATCGAGGACTTTGCGCTGCGTTTTCTCACTCAAACCGGCGCTGCGCATCGCCATGACACAGTAGCCGATGCAGGCTGCGTTTGACCACGGTCCATTCAGTGACAGGAGCATTTCTTCCATATCGATTACCTCCGAAGATCTCCATTGTATACGCGAACCAGCACCCAGTCGGACAGCGGTTTGACGTTCCCGGCCCAATCCCGGAGGGCTTCATCGGTGCCGCAGGCCTCGCAGATGTACACGCCCTTGGCGTGGCGGCTCAATGCTCCATGGGTCAGCTTGTCCGGCATCCTCTCGCCGCAGCGGGGGCACAGCGGCCAGCCCTGCTGCTGGTCATAGACCATCTTCTCAATAGCTTTTTCGTCTGTCATTGTGCTTCCTCCTTAAACATCTCGGCTAACCAAGTGGTATGCAAACCAGTGGCCCTGCCGCCTGAACAGCTTATACCAGCTCGTGAACTCCTGCCCTGTGCAGTCATATTGGCTGTTGTAAGCTTCCAGATAGCAGTTGTTGCGGAACCAGTTGGCGGCATCCGCCTTGTGCGCCTTGTCCAATTCATCAGGCAGCTGAACAAGCTCCAGACGGCCGTCATAGTCGGCACTGATAATGCGCACATTGGAAACGGGGCGGTTATTGTAGGCCCGGATCTCCATCTTGACGGTTGCGGCCAAGTTTTTCACAGCGGCTTTCTTTTCGGCAGAGGCTGAAATATCGCGCTGCATGAACATCAGGAGTGCATACGCATCCCGCAATCTCTCATTATCGGTAATACTGAACATGGTCATGACCTCCTTACTTCATGTTCTGGCGTTCCCAAGCGACCAAGCGGCAAAATTCCTCGCGGGACATGGATTCCGGCTTGCTGGTCTTGATGTAGTCCTGCTGGCCGAAGATCTCCAGCTGGTCAATGTCGTCAGGCGACTGGGTGATAATCTTTGCAGGCCAATCGCACCCGCCGGGAACTTCGATGCGCCACAGGTACAGGTTGTCATCAAAGTAGAAATCGTTCGGGATGTACCGCTCTTCTGCATCGGTGCCCTCGACATCCAAGATGTATTTTCCGAGGGCGCCGAAAACCTCCAGCCGGGTGGGAGCCTTGTCGCGGTCGTTCATATCGTACAGCTTGATATCGCAAGCTGTTCTGTTGCGGAAGGAAACCTCGGAAATGGTGCCAGTGTATTTGTAGAGTTTCATATCTTAGACCTCCTTGACTTCCACGGTCTTGAGGCTGCCCTCGATGTAGCCACGGCCACGCAGATGTTCGCAGCTCCAGCAGAAACCGATTGCTCGCTCACGGATGAAGTAGGCGGTATGGTCCGCACGATCCTCATTGAATGCGGCGTGGATTTCTTTTGCCCGCTCGTCTTCCACCAGAATAGAGGCACTGGCCTCGCCGATTTCGCCGTTCTGACCGTGCTTCATGTCCTTGGAATCGTAAGTAAAGATTACCTTTTTCATTGTTTTGCCCTCCTCAGTGCAGCTGTGCGCTGTGATTGTTGTAGATAACGGTATATACGCTGTTCTGCTTGGTGATTTGGATGTTGCTCACCACAACACGCTTCAGACCGAACTTCCGGTGAATGAATTCCTTGACCAGCGGAGAAGCCTTTTCGGGAAGGTACTTCTTGATGCGGCAATCGCGGCGGCAGTAGCGCTCAAAGCGCTTTTTGTTGGCTGCGGTGGCCTCCTCTCGCGTTCCGTAGAACACGGAATCGTCGCGGTTGCTGCTCAGCTTGTAGAACTTCTCGCAGGAGATGACATCCAACCGGTTGTTCCAGATGACATCGCCGCGCTGGTTATCGTTGGGATTGACGTTGTCAGCGGCGATGCCGACCACGAGCTTCAGACCTTCCAGCTGGTTGTAATCTTCCCATTCGGTGAAGCTGTCCAGCAGAACGCGGACAATCTGCTTACCGTCGGTCAGGTCGATGTGAGCGATCTCGCCCTGACTGCCGGACATCGAAGCGGCGTTGATGTAGTAGCCCTGCGCCATGTAGCTGCTGACGGCAGCGGTAAATTTGCGGTTGATGTCGATGAACTTCATTTTGAGAACCTCCAATAATTTACTCTTGACAAATCGTTAATAAAAAAATAAAATGGAGGTGCAAGGGGCTTGTGTAACATCGGGCTTTTAGCGGTTAGCGGTTCAGGGTGCGATCCTGAGCCGCTTTTTTATATGCTTCAAAGCGGGCTACCTGCTCGGCTCTGGTGAGCTTCGCAAATTCCTTGCTTGTCATGGAGCGCCACCCCCTTTGGGTTGCTCCCTTGCACCTCTTGACCTCCTCTCTATGTCTATATTATACTACGATTTTCGTTGTATGTCAATAAGAAAACAACACTTTTCGTAAATTGTTTTACGAAACTCGTTGCAATTCTGCGGCGAGTATGATATAGTAAAGAAAAGGGAGGTGCCTATATGATTCGCATTAAGTTGAAAGCCGTCCTCGCTGAAAAGGGTATCAAGCAGAAAGATTTGGTTGAAATGACCGGGATTCGTCAGCCCACGTTGTCGGGCATGAACAATAACTCCGTCAAGCATATTCCGCTTGATGTGCTGGACAAGCTCTGCACCGTTCTGGACTGCCAGCCTGCCGATCTGCTGGAATTCGTGCCGGATGAGAACGAAAAAAGCCCGGACGCTTGACGCATCCGGGCAGGAGAGGTTACTTCTTGCGAGACTTGCTCACGGTCTGGGGGATATGACGTACCTCTTTGACCCTGCGCTCAATGTTGGGCTCTCGCACAATGAGGTCTTCGAGGTCACAGTCCAGTGCCTCACAGATGAGGTCGAGGTCGTCCAGACTTACACGCTCCGCAAAATCGTGGTACAACTCGTTGATAGTCTGACTGCGAATCCCTGTGACACGAGCAAGGTCGCTCTGTGTCATCCGCCGTTCGCCAAGGCGGGTTGACAGCAAAATCCTAATCATAGCCTTTGGTCTCCTTTGTTGCTGATTTTAGCCGATTCATGGTCGGCTTGTCTGCATTTTGGCAAGAAACCCTCTATTCCGGCAAGTTTTTCCGTATTTCGGAAAAATCTAACAGGAAATAAAACAAAAAAGACCCAAACCTCATTTCATGCGAGGTTTGGGTCTTTTTTACTTACTTTCTTATTTTCGGTAGGGAACAAAACAAGACGAACACTGAACCAACCATCTCGATTGTACTGTGTTCGCCTAGTTCTCTTTTGGTTGGGGATGAGAGAATCGAACTCCCACAAGTAGAGTCAGAGTCTACCGCACTACCACTATGCAAATCCCCAATATTTTGTTTTGCGTCTTGCAGGGTGAGCCGCTCAACGTGTGCTATTATACCCGCAAATGCGGTGCTTGTCAAGCCTGTTTTTGAAAAAAGTTGCACTTTTTTGGCAACTAACGCAGCAGCGCAAAAGTTTCCTGCGCTCAAACGACAACCCCGCCCACAGAAGGACAGAAGAGTCCGGTCCGTGGGCGGGGGTTGCGTTTATTCGGGCTTACTGCTCCAGAAATCGGCCAGAGCGGTTTCCAGTGCGGCAGGGCCGGGCAGATACTGCAGGTGCTTCCAGTGGAGCGGGAACAGCCGCTGATAGTCCGGCTTTGCAAAGCGGTCGTCCAGAAGCAGCACCACACCCTTGTCCTCCGGGGTGCGGATGACCCGTCCGGCGGCCTGCAGGACCTTGTTCATGCCGGGATAGCGGTAGGCGTAATCGAACCCGGCCCCGTTCTGGGCGTCGTAGTAGCGGCGCAGCATCTCCTGCCGGGGGTTCACCTGCGGCAGACCCACGCCCACGATGGCACAGCCGATGAGCCGGTCGCCAGCAAGGTCTACGCCCTCGCCAAAGATGCCGCCCATGACTGCAAAGCCCAGCAGGGTATGGGCAGGGTCTGGCTCAAATCGTGCCAGAAAAGCGGCGCGGGCGGCGTCATCCAACCCGCTTTCCTGCACAAGGGTGGAAATACCCGGATAGCGGGCGGAAAAATCTTCCTGCACCTGCCGCAGATAGGCGTAACTGGGAAAGAATGCCAGATAGTTGCCCACCCGGCTCTGCGCCAGCCGGGCCAGTGCATCCGACACGCTCTGTACGCTGCGCTCCCGGTCACGGTAGCGGGTGGAGATGCCTGGCAGGCAGAACAGCCCCAGGTTCCCGGCGGGAAACGGGCTTTCCAGCGCCACAGCCCGGGCGTCGGCACAGCCCAGCACGCTGCGGTAATAGGCGGGAGGGGTGAGGGTGGCGCTGAACAGCGTGGCACTGCGCCCGGTGGAAAGGCTGGCATCCACAAAGGGGGCCGGGTCCAGACAGAGCAGCTGCAATTCCAGCTCGCTGCCGCGGGCGGTGAGCTGGGTCACAAAGTGGCTGTCGTACCGTTCGGCAGCCCGCACCAGATCCTGTACCGCAAAATAAAGCTCCAGCATCTGCGGGTGGGCGTCGGCTTCCGGGTTGTCTTCCAGCCAGGCCTGCAAAGGGGCCTGCACCGCCCGCAGGGGTGTCAGCAGTGCGGCGGGCAGCTCCTGCAAAAACACCGTGCCGTCCTGCGCATACAACGGCTCCGGCAGGGCAAACGCCGGGGCATCCGGTTCCGGCAGAAGGCTGGTCTGGGCCGGTTCGCCGGGGGCGTCCTCCGCGTGCCTGCGGGGTGCCAGACGCACACAGGCCTGCCGCGCCTCCCGCATGGCCTTGTCGGCCTTGGTCAGGGCGGTTTTCAGGGCACTTTTGCCCTTGCCAAGCGTGCGTTTTGCGTCGGTCAGGCTGCTCTTACAGAAGCGGGCCGAGTACATGGCGCGGGCGCGATCGGGCAGATTGTGTGCCTCGTCGATCAGGAACAGCCAGTCGCCGGAGGTGTCGAAGAAACGCTTCAGGTGCACCACCGGGTCAAACAAATAGTTGTAGTCCCCGATCACAACGTCGCACCATTCGCTCAGGTCCAGCCCCAGCTCAAAGGGGCACACGGTGAACTGTCGGGCGGTGTCGGCCAGTGCGGCACGGCTGAATTGGCCGCTGCCGTCCAGCAGTGCGGCCAGCGCATTCTTGATGCGGTCGTAGTAGCCGTTTGCATAGGGGCACACCTCCGGCAGGCAGGCCGGATGGCCCTCGGCGTCCGGGTGCAGGCAGGCTTTTTCCTTGGCGGTCAGGGTCACACTGCGCAGGGCAAGGTCGGGCTGTACGGCCCGCAGGCGGGCAATGGCGTCCTCGGCGGCGGCCTGTGTGGTGTTGCGGGCGGTGAGGTAAAACAGCTTCTCCCCGCAGCCGCTCCCCATGGCTTTCAGGGCAGGGAAGAGCGCACTCATGGTCTTGCCGATGCCGGTGGGGGCTTGACAGAACAGCCGTGTGCCTTTTTTGGAGGAGGCGGCGGTGCAGGCCCGCCAGACCTCGCCCGCCAGTGCCCGCTGCCCGGGGCGGTAGGCTTCAAACGGGAACCGCATGGCGGTCAGGCTGCCGCTGCGGGTTTCCTGCCATGCAAGCTGACGCTGTGCCCAGGGCAGATACCGGTGCAGGAGTTTGTGCAGGAATTGCTCCAGCTCCTGCCGGGAAAAGTGCCGTACAAAGCGGAGGATCCGGTCGGTGTCGATCTGATAATAGGTCAGCCGCACATCCACGGCGGACAGGCTTTCCTGTGCGCTGTAGATGGCTCCGTACACCATGCCCTGCGCCCAGTGGCAGGGGTTCATGTCCTCGCAGATCTCTTCCTCGGGCACCGCGGTGGTCTTGATCTCGTCAATGGTCACAACGCCGGTTTCGTTGGTAAAAATGCCGTCGGCCCGGCCCTCCAGCGTAAAGCGGATGCCGTCGACCGTATAATCGGCGCAGAGGGGCACCTCGGCGGCGTAACCCTCCCCGGCGGCCTTCTGCAGCCTGCGGTGGATGCGGGCACCTTCCAGTGCGCGGTCAAAACCGGCAAACCGGCTGTCGATGCTGCCGCTGCGCAGCAGAAACTCCACCAGCTGCCGAATGGGCAGACGGATGTCGGACATGATTTCACTTCCCTTATCATAAAGAACTCAGCAGTCGGGTGACGGCGCTTCCAGCCCGAACAGCTCCGCGCACCGGGCGGCAGCTTCGTCCACCTGGGCAAAGTCCACGGTGGTACGGTAATAAGTCTCCAGTTCGTCGTGGCAGCTCTTGGCCTGTGCCATCAGGGCGGTGGCCTGCTCCAGCAGTTCGGCGGCCGCCCGCTCGTTGAACCGCAGCCGGGCGCGGTAGCCCGCCAGATTTTCCCGGTCAAGGAACCGGGTGCACCGCACGGCCTGCATGCCGGGCAGCTGCACCGGGTGCCACCGGTTGTCGGTGAGGAAGGCCAGCCGCAGCTCCGGGATCAGGATGTGGTCGATCTTATCCTCCGGGTGCATGGCGCAGGGGCAGGTGATGATGTGATAGCCCCGGGCCAGTGCCTCGGCACGGATCAGCTCCAGCAGCAGGCGCGACACGGCACCATATTCGTCCCGGAACACGATGAACCGATCGGCCAGCGCCTGCGCGGTGTGCTGGTAGAACACCTCACCCTTTGGGGTCACAGCCGAGAGCAGCCGCAGCTCTTCGCGGGCGGTGTTCTCGGTGCGGGGCAGCAGCCGGGTGCACAATCGCTTGACGTAGCGGCGCACTTTTTCAAAGTTGGCGCTGCATGCCTCGGCCCGGCGGCTGTCCAGCAGCAGGCTCCCGGCAGAAGCGACATACCGCGCAGCCCGCGCCCGCAGTGCAGCGTTGCGGGCAAACAGCGCCTTGACCTCTTCAGCATGGGGGCGCAGGGCGTCGGCCTGAATGGTATGGTACAGGCTCAGCACTACCTCGTCGGCACCGGGCGCATCCGGCTCTATGGTGTGGGGCGCGGTGGCATCTACGATGGCCCGGCGCTGCCGAACAAAGATCACGCCGTCAAAGCTGTCAGGGTCGCTGGCGCAGTGGATGCACTCCACCGGTTCACCCTGCTGGATGGCCCGGCGGGCCAGCTGCTTCATCAGGGTGGACTTGCCGCAGCCCGGCCCGCTTTTGATCAGCACCATCTGCATGCCGGGCTCCCGGCGCAGCGGCTCAAAATAGCCCTTGAACCCGGCGGGGGTGGTGGCCCCCAGAAAGAAATCGACCCGGTCAAACGAAACACGCTGCATAAAAAACACCTCGCTTTTGCTTTAGAGTATGCAAAAAAGAGGCGTGGGGTGAATGAAAATGAAACCCTCTCAGTCATCGCTGCGCGATGCCAGCTCTCCCGAAGAGCGAGCTTTTCGCCATCTGGCTGTTACGCTGCCAAAACCTCCCCCCCTTCGGGGGAGGTGGATGCGAACGAAGTGAGCAAACGGAGAGGATGATTCATTCATAGGTATGCTCACACACTTCGTGGATCT